GGCACTTTGGCAAGCGCCGCGTCTGTCTGCGCTGTGATCACGTCCCCGAAGGAGCTCCGCGGCTCGCCGAGCTCGATCTCGTCGTAGCGATCCAGAAGGACGTTATAGACAGTTTTGATGACCTTAGCGGAGACGTTGACGTCTAGCTCCGGATAGACCACCGTCACCGTGTCGCACAGGTTCACCCTCTCGAGCGGCGCGATCTGGGCGTATTCTTCCGTCTGCCAGAGGGCGACAAAATCAATCTTAATATTCCGCTTCGGGATCCACGACCTGCGTCTGTCGAGGATGGTCTGCGCCTTGCTCTCAAGCTGTGCCACGGTCGGCGCGTTCTGGTACTCTCCGGACAGATCCATCACCACCGTCCGCGTCGGAGACGATACGCCGGTTGCCACGACGACCCCGCCGTAAATGCACTGACCGTCCTCTTCCGATGACAGCCAATACGGCACGACGGAATCATAAACGTCAAGCGTGTCGAGCTCATCGGTGATATCGGTCAGGTTTTTTCCGTAGCGAATCGTCACACCGCTGTCCGTGCCGCGATTCTGCCAGAGCTTGACCTGATATTTGTCGAATTCGTATTCCCCGCCGCCGAAGACGTCCAGAATGGACCCCTCCATGCCGCCGAGAATGGCGCGGGCGCTGACAGGCACGTCCACGCGGAATTCCGCCTCCGTGACCTTGTCCGTCCAATACGTAAAGGGATTGTAGGGCTGCCCCACGTCGCGCATAGCGGAAAGCGCGCTCGCACATGACGTCGCCCTGAAGGGATCCAGAACGATTCCGGATAGCAGATAGGACACATGGTGGGCGTAGAAGGTCGCCACGCCGTTGATCGGTTTGGAAATCCTGTAGATGACGAAGGGCTGAAGGTCGCCGGTCTCATTGTGCGGGCACGTGATCACGCAGCCGTTCTTGATCTGTTCGTAGAGCTTGCCGCCGATCGGGTAAGTGAACTGACATTCGTAGCCGCCGTTCCGCTCTTCAGTGACTTTGCAGGAAGTGCACTCCGTAAGTCGGCCGAGCCCCTCCGTCACATATTCAAATGCGTCCGCCGCGTATAACTTTGGTATCATATTCTCCACCACCTCGGTGTGATCGTCACGCCGGTAATCGACCCGTTCCATGTGATGCCCGTCGTGCCCGCGGATAGCTCCGGAAAGTCAGCCCCCAGCACAACCTTAGTGCCGGCACTCTGGGTGCCGTAAAAGCACTCCATGGTTTCGCTGTCGATATCGACATATGGGAAGCCGCTGCTGATTGCGATCCTCTGGGAACCGATATACAGCTCTCCGTAGCCGGTCACCCTGATCATGGGCTTCGCCGGGTACAGGGTCGGGTTCAGAAGCTCCCCACCGTTCGTGACCACCCTCGCAACCGCTCCGTCCTTCAGAAACCGGCGCGGGTCTCTGCGGAATCTCAGCGTAAAGGACCCGGCGATTGCCCGCGGCGCGACATCGACTTCTAGACCGTCCATGTAACGTGCATTGTAAAATTCGTCGGGATTGTAGTCATCTGTTAGGGTGTGGTATCCCGGCGATGCAAGCAGAGCATTCCGGAGCCCTTGGATGTTGACCGGAAAGTCTTCCGCGATGAAACACGGATATTCATGTTCCACCTCTTCGAACGCGCCCTCATCGATCGTGAGGACGCCATTCCGCCCCGGTACAGTCAGCGACGTATAGCGACGGGCGGGAGCGCTGTACATGCCCCCGCCTTTTGCCCATACGCCATAGTCTTTAATTTTGATGCCGTTGTAGACTATTGTCCCCCGGCTTATCTCGTATTTCATGCAATCCCCCATACGCTCTGTGCCTGCCTCATCTGCAGGCTGAGCACGTCGGAAACCTTATTAGCCAACTGCACGACGTCCATGCCCTCGGACGCATACACGTTAATCGGAATCGTCACTCCGCCGGGAATGCCGGCTCCTGCGCCGCTCGCCGTCGGCGTGATCCCGACCGGGTCCGGGTTAAACGCATTGACGGAGTCCTCCGCGATGCCCTGCATGGCGCCGGTGACAGCGCCTGCCTGATCGTCGATACCTTCAGCGATTCCGAGCGGAATCCACTGCCCGACCGAGTCCCGGAAGACCTTCGACGGCGACCCGATGCCGAGCCATTCCTCAGCCGTCTGCAGGGCGCCTTCGGCGAGATCCTGCATGGTGCCCCACAGATCGGAAGCCACATTCCATACACCGTCTATGATGCCCTGCACGATGTCAGAACCGAGCCCAAGCCAATCGATGTCTTTAAATGTCTGCCATGCAGAATCACCGATCTCTTTCAGCTTGTCGCCGACATCATTAAAGACGTTAGACAGCCCATCGACCACGAAGGTGATCACGTTGGAACCCAGCTCAAGCCAATCAATCTCTTTGAATTTGTCGTAGGCGTTCGTGCCGATCTCCTTTAGGAGCTCCCAGATCTTGGAGCCCACACTGCTGATGCTGTCACGCAAAAACGTGATGACCGTCGTGCCGAGCCCCTTCCAATCGACCTTTTTAAAGTTGTCCATAGCCACCGTCGCAATCCTTTTGAGGAGCGCGGGAACCTTTGGCATGAACTCGGTGATACCTCCAATCAACTTGGTAATGATGTCCTTGCCGGTCTGCAAGATCTGCGGCAAATGCTTGATAAGAGTATTCAGCATGTTCGTTGCTACCTTGGTCATCGCCCCGACGATTGCAGGCAGATTTTGAATAAAGCCCTTGGCGAGATTCCCGATCAGCTCCATGCCCTTTGACAGGATGACCGGCCCATTGGTTAAGATAAAATCATAAATCTTGGTTAAGATGCTTCCAAAATTCGTGATTGCCGTGGGCAGCCCCTGCAGGAAGCCGTTCGCAAGGTTTGTAATAAGCTCGACGCCCTTCGACAGTAGAGTCGGCAAATTCTGCGTGATGTTGTCCAGAATCTGCGGAATCATGTTCACGGCGTTTAAAATCTGCGGCCCGACCGTAGTAAGCGCGGCCGTCAATGCCTGCGGAAGCGACGTCACGATGTTGAGCACCATCGGAAGCAGGTTGTCTTTTAAGAACGTCCCGACCGACGTTAAAAGCGTGGTCAAAGACGGTGTGACATCTTCACCCAGGGAGAGCGACGCAAGGAAATTTGTCGCCGCCGCTTTCATCGCGCCAAACGATCCCGAAAACGTGCTCTTCGCTTCCTCGGCCGCGACGCCGGTTAAACCGAGATCCTTCTGGATTACGTGGATGGCGTCATATACGTCTCCAAGATTATCGATGTTGTACTCGACTCCAGACAGCTTCCCAGCGTCCTCCAGAAGACGCTCCATCTCGCTTTTCGTACCGCCGTACCCCAGCTTCAAGTTGTCCCAGTATGTTACCGCGCCGGCTTTTTATCCGGTGCTTCTTACGGTTGTCGTTTCCCGCAAGTTCAGCATATCTTTTCACCCTCATCTTTACATGTTAGGGTGCCGCGGCCTCGTGGGCGGATTATATCTTTTCACCGCCTATGCGTTGCCCCTGACTGCGCTTTGCACAGCCTTCGGTTCGGATTAGCGTCTCAGCCTCCCCGCTTAATTCCGCGATAAACTCCTGACCGTTTCCGATCAGGCCGCCAAACACTTTAGCATTGTGTAATTCTGTTTCGCGAAGCCCTGATATGCCGTCTGGATGCTCCCGATATCAGTGCCCATCTTCGCGGAGTTATCGGCCATGTCCATGATCGCCGTGTTGGCTGATTCCATGGCCTTTGTCGTGTCTCCGCTGTATGCCGCCTTCAAGGCCGCGCCGAAGCTGACCGCCTGTTCCGCGTATTCGTTCGCGGATATGCCGGCCGAGGATGCTTCTTTTGCGTATTTCTTCGCGCCCTCCGCCGCATCGCCGTACAGGGTATCAAGACCGCCGAAAGACTGCTGTAAGTCGCCGCCGGCGGAAAGCGCAGATTTAAGCACCTCGCCGATGCCGGCCGCGGCTATTGCGCCCTTAATCGCGCCCGCGATCGACGACCCGGCCGACTGTCCTGCAGATTCCGCCTCGCCGCCGAGCGCCTGCGAGATAGAACCTGATATCCCCTTGGCGGACGGCATGATCTGCACATAAGCAGTTCCAAGGTTAGTCCCCGCCATTTAAAATTTTCCTCCGAATTTTCTCCCTCGCGGCCTCGTACTCTTCCGCCGTGTTATAGACCTCTGTGTCAGGCTTTGCGGCCGGCTTCTGCATTTGCTCGACAATCATCTTCGGCTTGTTCCGCCCCTTCCGCCCGTCTTCCGTGTTCTGCCAGATCAAAATTGACAGCCGGTCAGCGATCCCCGCGAGCAAAAGCGTTTCCGTAGGATACCGAGCTCCAGACAGCCGCATTTTGATTCTGCTGGAATCACGTAGTCCGACAGCGAGCGCCGCGACCGTAAAAGGCGGAAGAGCCCGCCAGTTATAAACGTGGTAGGTTTCCGCCAGATCACAGATAAGGTCATTTTCAGACGTGCGAATCATCGCCGCGAGGGTGATCAGTTTTTTACGTCGGACGGTTCGCCGTCATGGATGGCCGTTAGCACCGCCGCGACCTCTGCCTCGACTGCATCGATCGGCACGCGGCCGGCCTCATTTCTGCAGTGCTCATACAGCGCCTTTTTCTGTTCCTCGCCGAAAAAACGCGATAAAAAGGCGGGAAACTGTGCCTTGTTCCCGCCTGTCACATCGACCAGAACCTCCAAAAACTCCATATCGTTGAGGCTTTCCTCAGCGATCTCGAATTTGAATCCAGATTCAGTCGTCCCTTTGATCATTTCTCACCTCTTACGCTCACGGCGCCTGCGTGTATTCCTTGTGGGTGTCTCCGTCCTCGCCGGCCTGCGCCGTGATAGTCGCCTCGTAAGAAACGACCTCTTCGTCGGCATACACGACCTCACTGCGCTCGGTCAGCTTGCCCTTGGGAATTACGATCCTGCGAAGCACACCGCCGCGGAGTGTCATATCGATGACATAAACGGAATCATCCAGTTCCGCCGCATTGGCGCGTGCCGTAATGCCTGTCTCAAGCGTTCCGGAAACATTGTCATTCCCAAACCAGACTTTCTGGACTTCCAGATTGCCGACGGTCTCGATCATTCCGAAAGTAAAGGTGTCGGTTGTCTCCGTGCCATAGGTAAGCACGATGTCATTGCCCCACGCACGATAGTTTTCCGTCTCCTGCGTGAACTCATTAGTGACGCCGTCCTCCGAGATATAGCCGAGCGATACAAAAGCATCGGACAGCGCGGTAACGGCATCAGTCGGAAGCGTCGTCCCGATCGGTGCACGGTAGATGCCACCGACCACCCGCGGCTTGCCGACGGTCACATTACTAGACGTATTAGCCATAGTTATTCCTCTCCGTAATAGGTTATGTCGTAAACAGCCTGATATCTAAACTGTTTTGTCGACTCATCAGTAAAGTTATATTCTGAATTGAGGCTCACCCCGCCGATTGAATCAAGCGCCCGGATGCCGTCCATCGCTTCGAGCACACGCTCGTGCAGTTCGGCGGCTGCCAGCATGGTCGGCCCATACGACTGCAGGGCGACACTTGCCTCCCGCACGCGATTGGTCATCCCGCCCCCGATCCGCTCGATGATGACAAAACTCTCCGGGTCATCGGTCCGGTGCGCGGTCATCACCGGCACGTCGAGCGCGGCCTGCAGATAAAGCCTTATAATTATCTCAATCATCCGTGCACCGCCTTTAAGATTGTGTTGTTTTTTAGGTTGTCCTGTCGTGTGCGGTAGGTCGTGGCCTCCACTTTAACCTTAGCGCGGACACTGGCAGACGTGTCGCTGTCGCTCGCCTCGTATCCGTCACCGAGGCGGGAGATTGCGTCATTGCCGTATTCGCGCAGGATTGAGCGCATGGCCTGAGAGCGGAGGAGCTCCCCGACGCCCTCGCGGTTGAGCTTAAATTCAACCTTCCCCATACGCTTCACACCTCACTTTCATGTGCCACGGCCCCGGGATATTTGCCTCGACGCCGGTGATCGGGACGCCAAAGGTTTTAACCGTATGCGTTCCGTAGCGGTCTGTCCACTCGACCCTCTTGTCCGTCCACTCGTGCGTATCACCTTTCGGTATGCCCAACATGTACCGGATTTCTTTTCCGTACATCTGCGTACTGCTTGTGATGTCATCCGTGGACGGCTCCCCGATCAAGACATTTTTGACCGTAACCGGCGTCTCTGCAAAAATCTGGTTCCCGAAAGCGTCAAGCCCGGTAAGCTCTGTTTCGTACAGGATCACGTCTATACCTTTCAGCATGTCGTCATGTCCTCCAATGGGCTGTGAGAACCGATCTGGTTCCCTGCCCCGAGAATCTGTCTGTCCGTCTTGCTGAGATACAGTTCCCCGACGCTCCCGCCGCTTCCGTATGCCCACGACTGGGAATACCCGAGCCCGGACATGGATCCCTGCGATGCCCCGACCGGCGCCCCGCTGTCATCTGTGACAGCTCGAGCAACCATGCGGCATGACACGACCATCTTAGCGTCATCGGACGCGCCCGGCGCCCGGGTATCGATGATCAGCGCCGCATCAGCAAGCAGAGCCGTGCACACGACCTTTTCCTCTTCCGTAAGCTCCCGAGAGAGCCGCGCCTGTAATTCTTCGATAGTCGCATACATCATAGGGGTTTACCTCGTTTTCTTTGCCGCCGGCTTTTTCTGTGCGGGCTTTTTTAGGTCAGAGGCCAGTTTATGACCGGCCTCTAGATATTCATCGACCCGTTCGTCCGCGACCCACATTTCAACGCCGGTAAAGCGGTCGATCAGCTTCGTCATGCGTGTGCCCTAGTCAGCTTCGCGAAATAATTCGTCTCCGCAACGAATCCGATCTCAATTTCAGCACGAACCGCGAACATATTCTGCTGGAACAGATTGATCGTAGTATTTCCACTTGTGAGCGTAGCATCTGCGGAATAGCCGATCCGTACACCCTCGACAGTGCCGTAAAGAGCTTTTGTCCAGTCACCGGCGAACCCGACGATGTCAGGCGTTGCGCTTTCTCCGGATGTGCCATCTTTGTATGCGGCTTTTGTAAAGTAAGTCGGTGCGCCGAGGAGACGATTCACAGCACCTTCGGAAGCACTATTGACAAACAGCGGACGCTTGTCACCGTCAACAGCAGACAGCAGTACGCCGCGACCCTGCGGGGAAAATACAAATCCGTTCACAATACCGCCCTGCGTAGAGATGGCAGTATCAGCCGCCACAAGTCCGTCATAGGCTGTCTTGTTAGCGGTATCAAGAGCGTAACCGGTAATAGCAGAGAAATTATCAAAATTAGCAAGTGTACCAGAAGACGGGCCGAAAAATACGGTGTTATCGAATTTTTCAGCAAGCACTCCCGGAAGACGGGCGATCAACGCGTCATACAGTGCCGCGGCATCTCTGCGGAATTCATCAGAGAACGGCACAATAACCGCCAGCTTGTGGGCCTGCATAATTTTTTTATCAAGTGTCGGATTGCTCACGGGTTTCACACCAGTCTCTGCGACCCATGCCGCTTCCGGGTCTCCAGCAATGACAGGGATCTGCGCGCCTCTGCCGGGTAAAGCAATCTGGCGTGCCAGCTGCATGATCACGGACGATCCGATTGTCTTCTGAAGAATTTCCTGAGATACTTCATTAGGGAGCTGAATGTTGCTCATATTAGTGGGTGTTCCAGTTCCTACAATAGCCATTTTTTGGCCTCCTTTATGTTTGTGAATTAAACCATTCAGCGAACTGCTGTCTGGTTGTCTGTTTGATATCTACATGAGTTTCGCCGCCATCCCGTACATTCGGGTATGCCGGTTTCGCAAAATCTAAGATCCCCTGCGCCTGTGCTTTACACTCTTCTTCCGTGGCCCCGGTAAGAAGTGCCGCAGGTACGCCGACATCACCAGCGACCTTTTCACGCATAATCCTAATGGCATCCGCGGCGTTGCGCTTGTCGATATCGGCCTGCAGTTCCGATATTTTTGCCCGCGCCTCTTTAAGATCTGCCTCGGCCGTCGACCCTCGCAGGGTATCGAGCTCTGCCTCAGCCGCTGTGAGGGCTGTCTGCAGTTCTGTCATGCCGTCCTTCGCGACATTGATGTCGTTTCCGTTGATGTCCATCAGCGTCTTAATCTGGTCGGCTGTGGCATCAGGGAAAAGTGCTGTGATATCTGTGCGCTTCATGCAAAACCTCCATCCCTTACGCTTTTAACGTGGTCGCATCACATAGGGTCGCGTCTTTTACGCCCCGCCGGGCAAAATTTTTATAAAAAAAACAGACATCATTCGACGTCTGTCTCTTCCGCTGTGGAACTGTTTAATTCTTTCCGCTTTTCTGCGGCACTTGCCTGCTGAGCGCGAATTTTGATCCGATTATCCCTGTAAAACTGTCTCCGCATCGCGTTGAGGCGTGACTCCGGTGATCCGAGACCGTATTCATCATGGATGTCTTCCAAAATGTCCGGGTCGATGCCGTCACCGTAATACATGTCTAGGTATTTCTGCGGGTCATAGCCCTGTACCTCTGTATTTCGATCGAATCGGACGGCATACGTGCAATCACAGTTGGCGTGAATGTGCTGTGCGTGCCCATTTCGTAGAGCTTTGGAGCTGGCCTGCTGCCAGCCGCGAGACGCGAGCATGATACAAAACGCGCACGTCTCACCATGCGGAATCCACGCCCATTCCGCACCATCGCGCAGGGCGTTGTGCATCACAGTGTCCACGCTCACGAGCTTTACCTGTCTGGCAAGGGCAGACGCCACAAGCGATTCATTGGCACTCTGCTTCAGCGTGCCGTTTACGGCTTTTGCGATGTCGCCATAAGTCGGCATATCAGCCGGCACAGCGGGCGGAAGCGTCACGGCAGACAGCGCACCGGCGGCATCGTACATCTCACAGGCCAGTTCCGCCGCGGCCTCGCCGTACTTCGACGACAGACCATACGCATAATTGATAATCTCTTGCCGCGTTTCGGGAGAATCCCACAGGCCGTCCGGGTCGCGGTTGATGTGCATGAACTCCATCATCAACTTCGCCGCTGTCTCGTTGACCTTCCGGAGATCTTCAATATATTTGACCCAGCTTTTTTCTGATATCGTCATGCGCCGAGCTCCTCAAGCACGGAAGCCCCACGCACCCGCATCTCCTGCGCTTTGATCCGCCGCACATCCGCCGGCGAGAAGCCGACCATTTCCAAAAACGTGTCAGTCTGTGCGAATCCCTGCCTTGCAGATGCAATCTTGATTGCCGCATCAGCAGTGACGGCCACGGAGGGCATCGCGGGGTTCTTAAAGTGCGGCATGACCGCGGCCTGTTCTTCGGTCAGGGCGTCGAGTGTCGTGTCGTTTGCGATGGCCAGGGCCATGCGGGCAATCGTCCGGAGTGCGTCGCCGTTTCCGGTGTTGAGCTCTTCCGCCAAGCCAACAAGCGTCTTAGTCTGCGCCTCGATCGCGTCGGAGCTGGTCGGATTGGCATCATTCACCACGCCGGTATCCGTCACGGGCAAACCTGTCGCCGCCGAGAACTGGGTCGCAAGGATTCTGATCATTTCAACGTGCGGTGTGATGTTGCCCTGCGGGAGCTGTCCAAACGCCGGCTTTTCGCCGGTCTCCGGATTTACCGTGGACGCGATGATCGAGCCGACATACTGTCTGAATTTCTGGTTTATGATAACGTCATACTGTTCATCCGTGACGCCAAGCAAATACTTTTGCGGGGAGGTCGCGAACTCGAGTCCTATAGTTGCGTTCGCAACCGTCCGGACATAACCCTCGATCAGATGGCGGATGGGTTCTTTGATCCGCGACCGGCCAAAAGGCTTATTGCTTGTCGCGTTCCAGATCATCGGCTCCATGAGCGGCCGCCCCATCTTGTGCGGGTACGCTTTGGCGTCCCACATGTATTCGCTGACCTTACGGATGACCCAGACGGCCGTGTCCGTATACAGGTTAATCAGGGACGGCTCCCACATAAGCACGTCATTTGACGGCACGGTGCTGATGATCGCCATGCCGCTCCCGATCCGACCGAGCTCCCCGTCCCATTCGGCCGCAGCCGTCTGGGGGGAGTGGAAACGAATCCGTGCACCGGCATGGTCATCGGCGGACAGCGTCGAAAAGGTGCACCCGTATTTCAGTTCGTCCCTGCACGCCTTGATGTACTCCGCAATCAGGTTATTCCCTTCGACGATCCTGTCCATCTCCGTGCTGTCAGCTCCGCCGGCGCCGACGAAGCCGTCGAACATCGACCTTGCCGCGAGGACGTCGACCGCCTTAGCCCCCCAGGAACATCCGATTTCGAGATTTTTGAAGGTCTCCGGAAGCGCAATCCCGAGATTGACCTCGCCGAGCGTTACCTTGCCCTCGTAATACCGATTCTTTTTGAAGTTTTTCGCGGAGTGGGAATTGTAAATATCAATCAGCTTTGCCAGCTTCTTGCGTTCGTAATCTCCCAGACCGCGAACATTAGTAATTGATAAACCAAGCATATCAACCAATCCTCATTTTCTTTGCGGGGTTACGCTTCGAGGTCTTTGCACCGTAGAAAGCAAGGGCGCAGGCTTCAATCGGGATTGCATTGTCACCGCCAAAAGCCCAGCCACCGGAAACGGGTCGCTTGACAGAGCTGACAGCGCTTTCCCGAAGCGCCTCCTGCCCTCTGTACCACGTCACTCCCTTATCGTTCAGGGCATCGCAGAGCATCCCGACCGCCCCGATTAAATCCCGTGACGTCGGGCGCACGATCGAGCCCTTGATTTTCCATATATCAACAATTTTATCGATCAGCGCGTCGACGCCGTTCTTTCCGTCGATCACCACACAGCACGCACGGCTGTATCTCTCGTTGAGCCATGCCGCTAACCACGACAGCCCGCGGGTGGTGTTCTCCCGTTTAATCAGCGAGATCCTGGCCGGTCCCGATTCCGGGATGACCGCGCCGCATAAGCATACTTCCGTGCCGTCCGGAGAGAACTTGACGCCGTAGGCCGTTTTCCCGTCGGGCTTTTTGGCATCCGACACACAGGAATCCCAGACATCCGCCTTGATTGCGTAATCAATCCGCTCGACGGCGATCGGCGACCACCAGCCGAGCCGCTCTCTGGCAAATGTGTCGGGCGGCATCTGTTCGCACTCGCCCTCAATCGTGGACAGCAGGATCCGACGCCCAAGCGCGGGATTAGTCGCCGCCCACCGCGCCGGATCCGAGACGTCCCCGATCTCCGGGACGGAATACTCGAACCATGCCGCCGTCCGGGTTTTACCTGATAGCGCCTTGTCACGGATGCCGCGGAAGACGACGCCCGGGGATTGCGGTTCCGGAGGCGTTCCAACATAGATTGTTTGCGGGTTAAGGCTCGCGGAGATCGCAGGGAGGAAAGACGCCTGTTGATCTTCATCAAGCTCCTGCGCTTCATCAAAAATCAAAAGGTCGCCATGCTGTCCGCGGCCTCCGGAGCGTGTCCGGGCAAGAAATTTGATGTTAGCGCCCGATTTCATAATGATCCGCTCCCGGCCCAGCGCTGTCTTGATGTCTTTAAGGTACGGGCGCCACTTCGGAGAATCGAAAAACACGGCCATTTCCTCGAACGTCTCGGTTGACGTCTTCTGCAAATGTGCCGTGTAGATTACCATTTCGTTGTACAAGATCATGCCGGCCGCTGCCCTGCCCTGCACGAGCCCGGTCTTGCCGTTCTGCCTCGGGACCGATCCGCCGCACGTCCTGCACAGCCATTTGCGGCCGGGCGTGAGCGACATCCAGTCTTCCAGAACGTCCGACTGCCACGGGTCGAAGATCACACCGCCGACCGCCATCAGCCGAGCGGCGTCGGCTCCGTCCGTATCCAGATAGTCAGGTGCGACTCGCTCGGACGGTTCCTGACTTCCCATCAGCGGCACGCTGTCCGAGGAGCGCGGCAATGTCATCTCCGTCATGCTCCTCTCCCTCCAATTCCGAGATCGCTGTCAGCGTCTCCCGGTACTGCCTCGCAAGCGGGGGCAGGTCCTTAGCATATTTGATATTATCGATCCGCTCGGCAATGATATCGGCAAGCTCTTTCAGCTTTTCCAGCCGTGTGCCGGTGGCGTTGACGTCCTGCATCGACATTTTTCAGACCCCATGTTTTTCTTATGTGCGTAAATCGGCGCTGGCACCGCGATGG